ACACACAAACACAACCGAACCCTTGAGAAAGTTCGTTGTTGTTGTTGGTTGGCTGTCGATTAGAACAAGGCACAAGATTAATAGTCTGAGGCTTACCGCTTTTTCTCTAGCGTTTGGCGAATGCCTAGACAACTTGATAGACAAAAAGCCCCGCCGAACATTTTCGAGCGTGCGACACGGCGACGGGGGAAAATCACGGGTATGCTTATACATATACCCTCTCAGATTTTTTCACCAAAACTACTCGCATTCATCGAGTTCATCTATATCTCCATAGTATCTAGGAAACATAATAACCCAATTCACGCCCTCTCCACCAAGACCAAGTATATTATAATCAACATACTCATAAGACTCCTCTTCGGTCATACCATGTTCTTCTACATGGAAGTCTATTAGTTTGATGTAGTTGTATATTAAGTAGCCATCGGAAGTAATACCTTCAATACAGGTATCTAGTCCGTCTAACTTATTTGCATCTTCTGCTAACATTTTTAAAAAAGCCTCACTCAAGAATAACCAAGAGCGAGGCACAACACATATTATTATTACACCATGCTAGGCGTTAGCCCAACATTAGGTAAAGTAGATAAAGTCTTACCAATGTCTGTGTTCGCCTTCGTCGCTAACTAGCTTTTGAACATCATTTTTGACGAGTTTGACATCAGACTTGATTATCTTAACATCTTTTAACAACTTTCTATTGTTGTCAACTTTAGTCGCCACAGAATTAACTGATTTTACTTTATTTATTGGTTGGCACATAATTATTCTTCCTCTTGTTCTTCATCGTCCCATACGATTTCATATTCGCTGTCGAACTCAATCTCTTTTGAGAGTACATTTTGAGCGTGCTTTACCAAACCACTTGCAGCATACTTTGAATCGTAAGCTATTTGCGCATGATTTGGGGCATCGGGCGAAGAGACTACAATTACGTAGTTTATCATATGTTCGCCTAATATACCTGACGCCTGTTCCAAGGGTGTTAACATAGTTTATAAATTTTATTAGTTTTAATAGCATAGGGTTTACTTGGGGTTTACTTAGAGTTGTACCTAGAGTTATCTTTAAGCGCGCTCTAAGTTAAATTATCTTTAGTTTATTTTTATTATTAATAATTATAAATTAAACTTTAGCGCGCTTAGAGTTATTCCTAGTAGTATTCGCCCCTACCATATAATCCTGTCTTCTTTAAATCATTGATAATGAACTACCTTTGCTATTGTTTGTTTTATAGTAGGCGTCCATAAATTTCTGTAGTTCTTCTTTAGCTAACATATCCTTTCTATCGAGGATGTTTTTGTTAGCATCCTGAGCCATTTGTTCTACCCAATAATTAACAGCTATGCTTAGTGCGTCTAACCTATCGTCGTGTGTTAGAGCGCCCCTAGCGGCTGTTAAGCGCGATAATTGGTATATCAACTGATACTTGAGTTGAGACTCTAAGGGATAGCCTTGAGCGCTATCGTAGTCATTACGGATAACCTTAGGGGCGATAATGAGCCTGTGTTGGTTCATTATAGGTTCTAGGGTATCAATAATACGTTTTTCCTTTTGTATACTGTGGCGTACTTCTTCTATTGTACACGGGTGTATCTTAAAGAGTATAGGCTTGAGTAGTTCTACAAACATACCGTCACCGAAGTTAGATTCTACTATAATGGTATTTACGTTGTTCTCTTTAGCCTTGTAGCAGAGGGCTTTAAGTGTTTCGTCGGAGTACCCGCCTTGGATACCGCCCGCATCAGGAACAAAAAGATTACCATTGAGCATCTTTACTACCGCATAGCCTGTTTCATCCTTACCGCGACCTGAAGGGTCAATAGACATAACAGAGCCTGTGTAAGGTATCATATCACCTATAAGTTGCATCGGTCTGTAGAACCTATCGCCCGTCATAGCAACGTTAGGAATACTAGAGTCCCATTCTAAGGTAGGTGACTGCGCCCACACGAGCTTTTCAGGGGCTACCGTAGGGTCTATGTCCATAACGATAAGGTCGGACGTTTTAAGGGGAAATCTGTCCATATCAGACAGCTTAGTGTCTAACATGAATTGCATAGCGAAACCTGAACGTCCATAGGACACTTCACGTTCGGCTAAATCAATATCGGAAAATCTTGTTGGTTCTGTAGATGAGCCTTTGTTTTCATCAGATACACAGAATGGGCTTATATTGCCATCGTAGGTCTTTTCATTCGTAGGGGTATCAACATACTTACAAGTCCATATACGGGTCTTGTAGCCCCTCTCAGATAGCTTAGAATAGATTGTGTCCTCGCATTGAGGTGTACCTAAGAATAAAATCCTAGAGTTATCTTCAGGTTTAATAATAGAATCAAACTCTTTGACCTGCTCTGAGAGCTTGTCGCGCATAGCTTGAGTCTGTGAGTTGTTCGGTACTTCTACGTCGTCAGCTACAATAATGTCTGCACGTGAACCTGTTAGTTGCGATGTGATTCCCAACGACTTAACGGATGGCGCATGGGATGCGGGGGCAAGTCCGACGTCGAATGAGATTTTTGAGAACCTTTGCTTGTCGTTTGGCTTGAGGTGTGCGAGGACAGGGAGTTCATGTATGAGTCTAAGAGTAAAAGTGCTGAAATCATCCGCTCGTGTTTTTGAAGCAGAGACGACAAGTATGTTTTTTCTAGGGTCGAGGAGCAGTTGGTGGACAACGAACGCAGAGCAAATCCAACTTTTACCGACTCCTCTAAAGCCCTCAATAATAGCTCGTTTGTCACCTCTTTGCATATATTCTGCGATTTCATATTGTATCGGGGTTGGGTCAGGAAGATTGAGTTCTTTCCATACTATGTACAAAAAGTTTCGGAAATCCTTTAACTGTTCGGGTACTTCCACTATTTATTTCTTCCACGGTTTTTCTTTTTAGATTGTATTCGTAAATTCGACCTAGAGTTATTCAAAGGGTTTCTGTCCTTGTGGTCAACATCTTTTCCACGTAAAGCCTCCTTACCGTACTTTTTCACGGCGAGTTTACGAGCTTTGTTACGCCCCGCCCGTCTTTTCTTTTGTTCGGGCTTACCGTGGTACGTTCTGTATTCTTTTTTATAATCTCTAGCCATTGATTGCGCGGTCGGTTACATCCTCGAAAGGAAGGTGTTCTACAAGTTTGAGTAAAGGGTTATCGTTCTTTATCTGAGCGTGTATACCGTTATCCTTTAGTAACTGACGTGCAGCATTTAAATCACTAGGTGTAGCTTCTCCGCTTTCTATTCGACGTGTAAATTCGTCAATCAGTAAGCTCTGCATATTGTGCAGTTTATCTGTCTTACTAGGGTTTTCCATTTTCTAAAATATTCTCCATTTTAAGAACTCGACTTTCTAAGAACTCAAGTTTGTTATTTTGTATTATGTCGGCGGGCAGTAAGCCCTCTTTCTCCCAATCTACAATCCACGTAGAATTAGCTTCTACATCTCTAGTGACCATCTCTTGGTTGTGTTCTAACATTGTCAAACGTTCGACAATATGGAAGTAACCTGTAACAGCTACTGCTGTACCCGCTATTAAAGCAATGAGATTTCTTAGAGGTATGGTTATTGAAGTGTTATCATTAATCTGAGCCATCTTTTAGTTCCTTGATGATTTTAATTACAAGGTAGATGAATGTTGTAAAACCTACTACGATTGCCATGAGTACGTTTACGTCCGATAATGTTAACGTCCCTATTAAACCTGTAAAGGCAACTAAGGACGGAAGATGTTGTGATTCCATAATTTTAAATTTATATTGAAACGACCCTAAATCCAAACAAACCTGAGTTCCTTTGGTTGTCAGTATATACAACTATATCATTACCTGTGTTCTGCCATGTATTTACGCGGATTACATCACCGACAGCTAATTTAACTATTCCATCAACCATAAGCCAAGCATTGGAGTTAAATTGAAAATAACTGTGGTTAGCTAATACATCATTACCATTTTTTTGTACTTTTACTTGAATTTGCTCACCTGTGTCAAAACCTGTAGCTATTGTCCAATAAAATCCTGCTTTTAAATACCAAAGACCCGCCCCACCGCTTTGAACTGTATATGCGTAAGTGCTAGTATTAAAACCTGAAGCTGAATCTAAACTGTCAATTATTGTATTGAATTGTAATGTTGTGTCCGTATTATGGACTACAGTTTGAGTAGTGCTTCCCTTTGCTGAAAAATAAGGAGCATTCGTTTCTCCACCACTTACCACATTAGTCAACTGTGAACCGTCTACAGCAGGAAGTTTAGCATTGGCATCTAGTCGGACGAGTTGGTTTGCACCTGTTCCGACATCGGAAATCATATTTGAAGTTGTTCTAGTTATTGCCATATAAAATAAATGTTAAAAGGTTAGTTAGCGTTGATTTCTTCAGCAGAGAAAAAGCTCGAAGAGCCTACACCGCCTGATGAAGACCTAGTTCGGTTAAAGTAAAAATTAGCGTTAGCTTGTTCATGCACAAATCCAATCGTGTATGTTACTGCTGACATTGTATTAGGTAAATCTATCCATGTACCTGAACAAGCATCAGGGGTTGAGTTTGAGTCAGTACCATGTGAGTTCACAAATGGGAATAAAGGAGTTGTTGGGTATGTAGCCCCGAATGGGTTTCTCAATACAGTTGTAGTAGTTCCAATAGTTCGTGCTACTACAACACCTGCATTCCATGGATTTGTACTCCATTCCCCTGTTACGTTGAAGTCTAGCTTTATCGCTGATGATGTACTTGTTGGTGTTATAGTTAAATTATACAAACTATAAGCAGGTGAGTCGGCGACTGTACAAGTTACTAATGAATAATTCTGTGCTTGAACATATTTAAAATTTCTATAACCGTGTTTTAAGTATTCCTTAGTAACCAATGATTTGTCGTTGTTTATATCCGCTATACGTGTCTTAGGGGCGGTAATACCAACATCATAGTTAGTTCCATCAGATTGACTATTAAGACGTGTTATTTTTAAACCTTCTTGTGCAAATGTATTAGCACCTACTCTGAATCCTATATGGTCTTCACCATAATGTAGTAAATGGTCAGTCAATCCTGTGCGATACCCTTTAACACTTGCGTTAGAAAACGTACCGTCGTTATCTGCTGACGGGGCGTAGAAAAAGATTGTGTGAGCATTAACTCTCTCAGAACGTACATTAGAATCTATCCAACCCTTAGTTCCATCATTAGTTGTTACTTCTATATCAGAATCACTTGTTGGTGCTGTACCTGATAATCCTTTGTTGATTTTCAGCTTCTTATTGTTGTTAGAATAGAATGCGATTTGTCCTGAAGCACCTGCGATTGAGTTTGGGTCTATCTCACCAAACATTCCTGTGTCTCCATCAGGATTCAATGTAAATCCTTTTTCTGAGCTATCTGTTGCGTCAGGGACACCTTGGTCTGCTCTAAATGTTTTAGCTATAACTTTTTCACTAAACGTTACATCATTATTTGAAGTGTTATGTGTGGCAGGAAAATTAATTGTAGCTGCGCCTGCAAGTGTAACAACATTGACTACTGCTCCGTTAGGAGGGGCAGAACTAAATGTAATTGTATTAGTAGGGCTATTACTAATAGTATAATTAGCAGGGCTTTGAGTTATACCATCAAAATTTACTAGATAGGCTTTAGAGTCTAAGGCTACAGGAGTGATATTACTAAACGTAAATACTGTTGTAGTACCGTCACCTGTAAAGTTATCTTGTCCGAATGATGTTAAGTTAGTGCTTGATAAAGCAACTTGTTGGTCAACATATGACTTGTTACTTGCCTCTTGTGGATTGGCAGGTGTTGGTAAGTTAACAATCTTTCTTTGTTTTGCATCTAGTGACGTAACACCACCTACAGTAATCTCACTAATCGCACCGTCAGATATTTCAGCAGATTCTTCATTTAGGTATCTGTTGTGTTGATACGCTAAGTCTAATCGAGTAGCGGATAAACGAGAACCATCAGCAAAGTCTACTAAGTCTGTTGCTTTGTCAGATACACGTCTAATACGAACAATGTCGCCTGTTGTAGCTCCTGCTCCTACAGAACCACCAAGTTGTAAAGTAACTGTACCTGATGTTTTGTTAACTGTGTAGTCGGTGTTATAAGTTTTAGCTACACCGTTTATTTCTACAACTACGTGTGATTCAAGTAACACAGGGAATGTAAAACTAAACGAAGTTTGATTCGATGTAGCTGTATAGTCTATGTAAGTATTAGCCATGATTAATTATTTTGTAAAAGGTTTATTTTGTTTTGCCCTTCTGCATAGAAAGCATTTTTAAGTTCGGGGTATTCGTTTAACATTTGTCTTCTAGCTTCATTTCTGAATGCTCTAAGATATTTTTGAATCTCTTTTATTCGTGGAGATTTTAAGCCTACTTCAGCAGAAGTCTCAGCATCAGGTATAGCTTCGTATGAGCTTGAGCGCATAAGCTTTTCTAACGCTTGTCTTAAAGTCATATCATTTATCTTAACAAGACCTGTAAGTTCTAAGTAACGGTCGTATGCTGTTTGACCTCCTTCTTCATTAACGAAGTCTCGCATATCTAAGTTCTTATTATTACCTAATAACTCAGCAGGTTTAGAGAACCCTGTTTTCATATTACCAATTTCTTGTTCTATGATGCTGTCAGGTATTTCTTTCTGATAAATAGGATTGAACACACCTTGTAGACCGCTTGTAGGCATTGTCTCGATTTCACCTAATAAATTACGTCTAGGCATCAATTTGTCTGCCATCGGGGTACGTTTTATCATATAATCCAACATTCCTCGCGTTTCTCTAAGCATCCTATCTTCTTGGTAGTTCATACTTTGGTTCAAAACGTTAGGTACATAACCACCCGCAATGTTACCTAAGAACTTCTCACCGTTCTTTGTAGGGTCACGAAGTACGTTAAATAAGTTATCTAAACCTTGTACGTATGACTTATTAGTAATGTTATTCACAACAGTCGATGCAAGGTTAGAGAAAATCAAAGACATTTGGTCTGAAGTTCCTGACTCATCATATTCTGAGTATTCAGCTATATCAGCACAAATACCAAGTATAGTAGCTAACGGGTCAAGTCTTTGGTAGCTCAACATTAAGTCAGGCTTACCTTCTCTAGGAATACGAATAGAATACTCTTGGAAACCACCTAGTTTCTCTGAGTCTCTTCGCTCTTTGTTTTTCGCTCCGTAACCTGTGATGAAATCTTTGTTAGCAAGTGTGTAATACAACAATCCTGATGTAACAGTTATTGCTGTACTTAAACGTCCAACAAGCTCTGCTCTTTCACGAGCATTAGCTGAGTTCATTTTATCCATATATTCTTTCTTGAATAATTTAGTTAATGAACCACCTTCCATATAAGACATTGGGTTTAATACTTGTGCAGCAGCTAATGGACTTCTTGATACACCGAAGGTAAGAATGTTAGTTGGAGTTCTAACGAACGGTACAACGAATGTCATCCATGGATTTTCAGCGATTAGCTTAGATAAAGTTTTAAGTGAGCCTATCTCTGCATCTTGTGTATGAGAATTTACTTTAGCATAATACGCTGCTCTACCTGATAAGTCTTCGCGTTGTTTTGTGTTTCCTACTTTATAAGCTACACCATCTGAATCTACTTTAAAATCTTCATCACGAATGTAATGTCTTTGCATATAGTCGTCGATAAAGTCTTGTCTCTTAGCAAATGTTAATCCTTTTTCGTCAGCTAGTTTATTAGCATCACGTAAAATATTTTCTTCTGAGAAAGCTCTACCCGACTCTGTAATATGAGAATCAAATCCTTTTTGTACATATTCAGCAATTTGTTTAGGGTCTTTGATACCTTTGTTCATTGCTTGTACAGAAAGTTCAGTACGTAAGTAATGTCTATAACTTAATGCTTTGAAGAACTCATCACCACCTAACAAACCTCTTGATGGTAGTCTTGCTATTTTACCTAACCAATCAAACGATTTATACATGACGCCATTTTCATCCATACGTCCGCCTGTGATTTTATTTAAGTTTTCACCTGTAATAGCGTGTATCTCACTTGAGGTATCATCGAAGACACGGTGATTAGCTATAGTAACAGCTTCATCAGTCTTCATAGCTTTTACAGCAAGCTTAAACGCTTCCGCCACACTTTCCATATGGTACGCTAAGTTAAGCTGCGATTTAGCTAATTGAAAATTACCTGTAAGTGTAGCACCTATAGTTGTCTCAGCAGTTCTTAGTGCATACGTAATAACGTTACCTAAGATATTAACCATTTGAGTTGTAGGTGCAGAAAGTAATGAGTTAATCCAATACTCACGGTTCATATCAAACATTAATCTACCGCGCATCTTCATGTTAAGTTTGTTTAGAGATGACAATGTTTCACCACCGACTGTAGTTTTACCATCAATCGTCTTAGCGATGTCACCACTTTCTGTAGCCATAGCTAATAAATTAACTAGCTTCTTCTCTGACATACTACCTTTAGCTTGGTTACGGTATGCTTGCTGCGCGCTACGTGATTTGTTTTTAGCTGTATCAAAACCAAAGTTACGTGTCTTGTAACCTTTCTTGTACATGAACTTTCTTTGTAATAGACCTAAAGATAAGTTACGTCCGTAAAGACTCCATATACGTTGTATTTCAGTAAATTGGTCTAGGGTTGCGAATAATTCAGTTCTAGCTTCATCTAAGTCTTTACCGTTACCTGCTTCAGCTTCTTTATAAGCTTTTGCTTTATCGCGAATAGATTCAGCTAAGACTTCTTGCAT